AATTAAAAAATGTTTACACAATTTGGATATAATGTTCAAATTGTGTAAATTTGTTTAAAATTAAAAAATATGGAAAACTTAAACGAGCTTATTGAATGTTATCTAAATGGGAACATTACATTCTGCAAACAAAACGCGCATAAAGTTAAATATCATAGTTTAGATATTGTTTTGTCTTGCCACAGATTTGGATTAAAACCAGCACTAAAAGTATTAAAAAGCGTTGGCGTAAGAACAATAGAAATACAGAATGCGTTTCACGATTTCGATAGAGATAACTCTGACGAGGTTTTAGAAATATTATTAGAAATATAAATTAAATATAAATTAAAATTAAATACTATGGCAAATCACTGTTATAATTGGATTCGGTTAAACGGAAAAAAAGAATCCATTGAAAAATTAATTCCAAGATTAAAAACTTATGAGCAAACTAATTATGTAGCTGAGTGGGGAGATTATGTTTTGGAAAAAGGTAAAATAGGAGATTCCGAAAAAGTTCTGCTGGAAAGACATCAAAGATGGGCAGGGTACAAAAGATCATTGAGGGACATTTATGGCGCTCGTTGGTTTGACTTTCATTTAGAGTATGACGGCAATGATTTGGAAGAGCTTATTATAATGGGGGACTCAGCTTGGTCGCCTATGATTCCGTTAGTCCAAAAAATATGTGAACATTACCAGCTCGATGGAATTATTGAATATGAAGAAAGTGGAAATGATTTTGCTGGTCGCTCTGTATTTAATAATAAAGGCGAGATTGTGTCAGAGGAAGATTATTGTTATGATGAGTGGAGATATATTGAGGATAGATGGTCTTTTATAGATTATGTCGTGGAGTATTACGAAGATTTAGATTATACCACAACTGATACGTTTAGTATTAAGGAGTTGGAGGATATGTCAATAGAGCATTTAAAAAATTTATATCCATTCTGCACAGACGAAGATATAAAAGAGATTTATAGTCAAATAGAAGTTAATAGAAATTATATAATAGAAAACAATGAAAAAGTACAAAATTAAAGCAGTTAGAGTCCCATCATTTGATTGTGTTGGGGATGAAAATTATGGAGAAACACCTTACGCAGTAGTTCACGACGTTTACGATTTGGACGGAAACTATGTTGAACAAGGAACGTCTTGGAAATATTTTGAATTAGAGTCTGAAGCTGAAAGCTATTGCCTAACGTACAATAGCGACGTTGATAGAGAAAAGTTTTTGAATTGGTATTTTGGTGGCTCAGACCAAGAAAAAGAACAGACACTAATTAGAATTGGAGAATCAGTTATGTCGTTTCTGTATGAAGTGGGAGCTTATGAAATTAGTGTCCAGCAATTAGTCGAGGAGAGTAATTTAGAATTATATAAAGAGGATACAGATGGGATATAAAGAAGAGTGGCGAATGGGTGCTGACGACATGAAAGAGTTTAAAGATGCTCAGATTGATGCACTACGCACAGAATTAAAAAAGAAAGATAATTTAGTAGAGTGGTTTAATTTTTTTGTAGACTTTATTGAAGAGGTTGATCCAAGTTTGTATAACGAGGCGTGTGAGTATGCTGATAATTGGGGTGGCAATGGGATATAGAAGCGAAGTGTGGATAGGCGTACCCAACGACAGAAAGCAAGATTTTGAAGAGGTTGATAATTCTGGTTTATTCTACCTTGAAAAAGAAAATGACAATATAGCTATTTACTATGCTGATTGGCTAAAGTGGTATAAAGGGAACTATGAAGAAGTAGACAATATTGTTGAGTTCATAGAAAACTTGGTTGCTATTGGAGAAGATGCGTTTATAGTGGCTTTAGGAGAGGATTTTGCCTTGCATAGCGAGATAGGAGAGTATTGGTATTGGTTGGATATTCAGCTTAAAATACACATAGGGATATGAAAAAAATTAAAGAAAAAAATAATACTAAAACTTATGTTGTTGAATATTGGTTTCTTTTGTTTATGAATGGAGAAGATATGGGTTATGATTTTGAACAAGTTGAAGTTCAAGCGATTAGCCCAGCTTCTGCTATTAAAAAAGTAAAGTCCGAGCGGAAATATTTATTACCTATTGGAGCAAAAAACTTTAAAGTAATTAGATATTATCACAAATAATCATTATGTTTGTAAACATTAATTAAATAAAATATAATAATATTATGCACTATAACCTTATACAACTCTTAGACGAAGAGTGTGACGAGATACAGCTTACGCACTTAGCTAACTGCTCGTTAATTATCAACGAAAGCCACAATAAAGATGAAAAATAAGTGGCGTTTTATAAAATTTTTTACTTGGTTGGGGATAACTTTAGTTTCCCTTTTTTTAGCTTATAACATTTTTAATCTTTTATATAAACTTATATTATGAGTAAATGGGAACAAAACAATACAGGAGGTGTAAAATTTGTAGACACTCCAGAGTATTATAACGGACAAAACAACTACACCGCGAGAGAGGTAGTTGAGAACTTTAATTTAAACTATCATTTAGGAACTGCGTGTACTTATATACTTAGAGCGTATAGTAAGCACCCAGCGCCAAATGAAGACATTCAAAAAGCAATAGATCATTTGCAGTTTGAACTTAACAAACTAAATAGAAAATGAAAAAAGAAATATTTGACGGATATGCAAAAAGAGTAGCTAAACAATTTCATCTAACACTTGATGAAATGTTTACACCAACAAAACGAAGAGATGTAGTTGATGCCAGGCAGATGCTTTACTATTTGTGCATGGAAAGACCAATACGAATATCCTATATTCAAAGATTTTTGGCGCAGTATGGATTCACTGTAACGCATTCAACAATAATACATGGCTATAATAAAGCGAAAGAGCTGATTGAAACAGATGTTGACGTAAACAATTTAGTAAGTAACATACTTAACGCTGATTAATATGTATTCCTTAGAAACTATATTTCAACAAGCGATTGATAAGCCGTATGCAGTGGTAACTGATATGCCTATGGGTGTAAATGTTATTTACTTGGGTATAAAAATTCAAAAATTTGAAGACAGAATTGAAATATTAGATCTAAACAGAGGCGGTAATTACTACAAAGTTATTGAGCCAGTTCATTATAGTATTTTTTCTGCTTATGGCTGGGAGATTGGTTGCTTAAAGATGGCAATTTTGAATTGTGTTTATAAACTTGATATAATTGAAGATAGAATTAAGACTGAGGTAAACACTCGTAAAAATGATAAGCATATTCAGAACTTAAAAAGTAAAAGGGAAAAGTTAATTAAGAAACATTTTAAATATAATAATAAATTAAATCAAATTTTAAAAACAAAGTAAATGGAAAATTATTTCGAACAACTCGCTACAATTAGCGTAAAAGACAAAATCGAGAAAAAAGGTAATTTTAATTATTTGTCGTGGGCAAATGCTTGGGCTATGATAAAGATGAAATATCCAAACGCCCAGCGCGTAGTCTATGAGTCGGAACATACCGGTTTAAACTTTTTTTCAGACGGAACAACTGCTTATGTAAAGGTAGGTGTAATAGTTAATGATATTGAACACATAGATTATTTACCTATTATGGACTACAGAAATAAAAGCATAACGCTGGACAAAATTACTTCTATGGATGTTAATACTGCCATACAGAGATCTACTGCTAAAGCAGTTGCTATGCATGGGCTTGGTCTGTCATTATGGGTAGGAGAAGATATAGTCCAGGCGACAACTCCTCAAGCAGTGGTAAAGAAGCCAAAGACTTCAGCTAAATTTACATTAGACATAGGGGATGATAATTGGGATAAGGTTTTAACTTATGTAGCTAAAAATAAAAATTTAGGTTTAGCGGCAATAGTGAAAAATTTATCTACTAAATATAAAGTAACAAAGAAAGTTGAGAATGCATTAAAAGGTAAGATAAATGAGTAAAGATATTTTAGAAAAATTAAAAGATGATTCTAATTATTACGGAGAGTTCGGAAAACAATACTTATCAAACTCCGATATAATTGACTTACTTAAAGACCCATCATCATTTAGAAAACCAAAAGAGCAGACCAAAGCTATGCTTGAAGGTAGATACTTTCACACTAAAATACTTGAGCCAAATAAGTTGGATGAATTTAAAGTATTAGACGTATCATCCAGAACAACTAAAGCGTTTAAGGAATTAGACGATGATATAAAGCCAAATGTTTTACTGTCAAAAGAAATGCAACACCTGGAGTTTTTAACAGATAAAATGACATCAAATATGACTTTATTTGATCTAATTTATGCTGAAGGTAATGAGTATGAAGTTCCTGGACTTGCTACAATAATGAATGAGCAGTGGAAAGGTAAAGCTGATATTATCAATCATAATAGTTTTGAATTAGATATGGGTGGAGAGGTTAGGTATTTTGAAGATGGAGCAATAATTGACATCAAGACAAGTTCTGATATTGATAAATTTTTATATAGCGCTAAGTCATATAATTACGATTCACAAGCGTACATTTATCAACGTATGTTTAATAAACCACTATTTTTTATAGTAATAGATAAACGCAATGGCAGATTAAAAATAGCAGACTGCTCTCCAGCTTTCATTGAGTCTGGAAGAGAAAAGGTTGAAAAAGCTATTGAGGTTTATCATAAATTTTTTAGCGATGAAAAAACTGAAGATATTGATAACTACATTTTTAGAGAAACACTTTAAAATAAGAGTAGAATCAAATGTATTGTGGATGGAAGTTCCAACCATTTGCAGTACAAGACGAGATAAAGATGATATCATTATGTCGGCTATAGAACATTTGGAGCAAACTATTAAAATAAAGTAAAATGAGTAATTACGAAACAAAACCTGGTAGCTTTTCTCTTTTTAAAAATGACAAGAGAAACGATCAAAACAATCAACCACATTACAATGGTAATGGTAAGGATTTAAATGGAAATGAATTTCAAGTTTCTGCTTGGGTAACTACAAGTAAAAATGGAGTTCAGTATTTTTCATGCAAAATGCAAGAACCTTACAAAAGAGAAGAGAGTGCTAACACTCCTCAACCGGTTGCTAATAATAGCAACAATGAAGGCGATGGCCTTCCGTTTTAACCACACAACCAAGTTATTGATAGGGAGCATACGCTCCCTTTCTTTAGCTTTTTTTTGTGTCAAATGACGAAATATATCCTATATTAGTCAATACATTAAACAAAACAAAACAAAACTTAATTTTACCTATATATTTATATATTATTGACATTTTCGACATAATTATATATAAATAACTATTAATCAGTAAGTTAAGTAAATTCAAATCAACATTAAATTAACACTAATGGACATTACAATATTCCAGGATATTAAAAAAACATCCCAGCCGTTTTACAGAAATGTAAATTTAGTCTTAAAGCGCATACAAGACGGCGCATCAAAAGAAATAGTAAAAAAAATTAGAGCTGAAAAAGATAAAAGCAATAGAAACATATTAAAACAAAAACTACCAGCCATTTGCTTTAGTGGTCAATTCACAAAGCGAAGTGACAAAGCTATAAAAGAGCATAGTGGTTTAATTTGTTTAGATTTTGATGGATATAAAAGCAACAGAGATATGTTGCAAGAAAAAGAAAAGCTATCAAAAGACAAGTATGTTTATTCTGTATTTATATCTCCCAGCGGAAATGGATTAAAAGTATTAGTAAAAATACCTCCATCAACTGAAGACCATAAAAGTTATTTTTTAAGTCTTCAGACGTATTTTAATAGCGAGTATTTCGATAAAACCTGTAAAAATGTATCAAGGGTTTGTTACGAGTCTTATGATCCATTAATTTATATAAACGCTCAGTCAAGTCTATGGGATAAAATAGAGGAGCAAGAGTACACAGAGGTAAGCAAACATTCTGATATACCTACAATACCAGTAACAGACGAAAACAAAATAGTAGATATATTAGTTAAATGGTGGGCTAAGAAGTATCCAATGCTTGAAGGTGAGAGAAACAACAACGCTTACATATTAGCTTCAGCATTTAATGATTTTGGCGTAAGTCAATCTTTAGCTGAATATGTTTTAAACAACTACCAAACAAAGAGTTTCAACCAAACAGAAATTAAACGAACTATACAATCTGCATACGCGCAAAGGCAAAATTTTGGAACTAAGTATTATGAAGACACAGACCGAGTAAACAATGTTCGGATGAAGCTAAAACGCGGTGTGCCAAAAAAAGAAATTAGATCTCAATTAGTTGAGTCGGATATTGAGGTCAGTACAGTTGATAATGTTTTGACTCGTCTTGATGAGGAAAACGCTAACAATCAGTTTTGGACAAAAAATGACAAAGGCGTAATAAAAATTGTACATATTTTATTCAAGCAGTTTCTTGAAGAAAATGGATTTTACAAATTTAATCCAGAGGGTAGTAAAAATTATGTGTTTGTAAAAGTGACAAACAATTTAATTGACCATACTTCAGAAAAAGAAATCAAAGATTTTATATTAAACTATTTGTTAGAAATAGACGATTTAAGCGTGTATAATTATTTTGCCGAACACACGCGATACTTTAGAGAAGAGTTCCTTACGTTATTATCTTCTATTGCAGTTTACTTTATAGAGGACACAAAGAGCAGTGCGTATTTGTATTATAAAAATTGCGCAGTAAAGGTTACTCACGACGAAGTAATAAAGATAGACTACTTAGACTTAGGTGGATATGTATGGAAAGACCACGTTATAGATAGAACGTTTTCAACTTGTGATGGAGGGGATTGTGATTACAAACAATTTGTTTCAAATATTTGTGGTAAAAACACGAGTAGAACAAATTCCATGCGTTCTACTATTGGGTATTTATTACACGCTTGGAAAAACCTATCCTATTGTCCAGCCACGATATTAAATGACGAGGTTATATCAGACAATCCGGAGGGTGGAACAGGTAAGGGTTTGTTTATGAATGCATTATCTCATATGAAAAAGCTGGTGGTAATTGACGGAAAGTCTTTTAATTTTGAAAAAAGTTTTGCATATCAATTAGTAAGCGCTGACACTCAAATATTATGTTTTGATGATGTAAAAAAACATTTTGACTTTGAAAGATTATTCAGCGTTGTAACTGAAGGATTAACTTTGGAGAAAAAAAATAAAGATGCGATTAAAATTCCATTTAGTAAATCTCCAAAAGTAGCCATCACTACCAACTACGCTATCAAAGGAAAAGGATCTTCTTTTGAAAGAAGAAAATGGGAGTTAGAGCTAACTCAGTATTACACTAAAGAGTTTACACCATTAAAAGAATTTGGTAAGTTGATGTTTGGAGAATGGGATGATGATGAGTGGTGTAGATTTGATAATTATATGATTGAATGTCTTCAAATGTATATGAAGTTCGGTTTGATAAAAAGTGAATTTGTAAATTTAAGAATAAGACAATTATCTGCTGAAACTTGCCACGAATTTTTAGAGTGGAGTGGTTTGATTGGTGATGGTGGACAAAACGAAAAACTCAAGCCAGGTGGTAAGATTTATAAAAACGATTTATATTTAGATTTTTGTGATGATAATCCGGACTTTGCACCAAAGTCAAAGTTTACTGTATCAAGAACTCGTTATTATAAATGGCTAACAGCTTATTCAATATACAAATACAACTGCAATCCAGAGGAGGGGAGAGATGCTGGTGGCAGATGGGTAAGGTTTAGAAATAAACACGAGCTTGAAGTTAACGGCTCATTAGATTTTTAATGGAATTTAGACCATATCAAAAGGAGATAATAAATAAAGCGCTGCCTTTATTAAAAAAAGATAAATTTGTTTATCTTGCGATGGAGGTTAGAACTGGCAAGACGCTTACGAGCTTGGGTGTGAGTATGCTTCTGCCAGTGAAAAACCTTTTATTTATCACCAAGAAAAAAGCTATCAGCAGTGTTGAGAACGACTACCAGCTTTTAAACCCATCATACGATATAGAGGTAATAAACTACGAGTCCCTTCATAAAGTAAAATCAACTGGATGGGACATGGTTGTTTGTGACGAAGCACATGGGATGGGAGCTTTCCCAAAGCGAAACAAAAGATCCAAAATGGTTAAGTCGCTTATATCAGAAAACAATCCTTACGTTATTTTTTTGTCTGGAACTCCAACACCAGAGTCTTATTCGCAAATGTATCACCAGGTGTCAGTTATTAAGTCTAATCCTTTCAAGGAGTATGTAAACTTTTATAAGTTTTCTAAACAATATGTGAAAGTTGTGCAAAGAAAAATCAATTCTCTTTACATAAACGATTACAGTAATGGTCTTGATACAATTATTGACAAAATGAAACCTCACACAATATCGTATACTCAGAAAGAGGCTGGATTCAAAGTAAAAACCACTGAGCATATATTAGAGGTAGATTTAGACCCTAAGACCATACGCATGATTAAAAAATTAAAAAAAGATAGACTACTGGATGGCTCGGTTGAGGTGGTTTTAGCCGACACTCCAGTAAAGATGATGTCAAAAATACACCAATTATGCTCTGGAACTGTAAAGTTTGAGTCTGGTAAATCAATGGTGGTTGATACTAGTAAAGCTAAGTTTATACGAAAGCAGTTTTTTGATATAAAGATAGGTATCTTTTATAAATTTAAAGAAGAGCTAAAAGCCCTCAAAGAAGTATTTGGTGATGACTTATGTACAGATCTTAACGAATTTAACAACACCAATAAAAGCATAGCCCTTCAGATAGTTAGTGGACGAGAAGGCATATCTTTAAGAAGTGCTAAAGCTCTTGTGTATTATAACATAGATTTTTCAGCTACGTCTTATTGGCAGAGTAGAGATAGGATGACAACAAAAGACCGGTTAGAATCTGATGTTTATTGGATATTCTCAAAAGGTGGTATAGAAAAGGAGATATACAAGGCGGTTAGTAAAAAGAAAGATTATACCCTAAGACATTTTAAAAGAGATTTATTAACTTTATAATTAATTAAATGATAGTTGAATTAGATAACCTAGAGGTAGAGCTATGTGAGTACATAGGAAAACTAAGATCAAAAATAGCAAGGTCAAACAATGTGATTGATGCTAAAATAGGAAAACACAGTGGAGAGCAAGGTGATATCCAAGGATTTAAAGCTGAGTACGCTTTCGCTAAAGCTAATAATTTATTTCCAGATTTTGGCTTATCACCAAGAAGTGGTAGCGCTGATGGGGTAACGCGAAACAACAATCGGTATGATATAAAATCTACTCACTATAAAACTGGAAACCTACTATCTACATTAAAAGTAAATCAAGATATAGACATCTATGTTTTGGCTTATGTAAACCAAAATATTGTGGAGTTTGTGGGCTGGGCTACCAAAGATGAGTTAATAAAAGAAGAAAACATAAAAAATTTAGGCCATGGAGATGGTTATTTTTTAAGCAGAGATAAACTAAATAAAATATGACTGAACAACAAATACAAAACAAAAGAATAAAAGAGTTAGAGTCAGAGGGTTACTATGTTATAAAGTTAAAACTAACAAATAAAAATGGGATACCAGATTTAATAGCACTTCCAAAAAATTGCGATGTATTGTTTTCAGAAATAAAAAAACCCAAAGGCAAACTATCAGAGTTACAAAAATATAGATTAAAAGAATTAAAAGAGTATGGATTTCAAACCGAAGTATATAAAGGATAATGGTTATGATGTGAGTGATGAATACTTACAAGCTTTAGATGAAATGGATTTTGAGTTGTCCCTTGTAATATCAAAACACATAGACGACAACGTAATAGATATAGAACCCACTAGTGATATTAGTGAGATTCGAGGAGGTATTGTACACCACGAAGGGGTGGCTTATCCGTATGCATTAGAGATGATAAAAATAAGAGGATCATTTTTAATACTCACAGACATTTGTTTAATCGATTTAAATGAGTATCTTGATTTAATAAATTTAAATTTACACATAAAGCCATATGAACCTAGCAGTAAAAAGTCTGATATCTTTATCGACAGAAATGACCGGACTAAATCCACTGAGCAAGACTCGAAAAAGGGAGTATATAGAGCTTAGGGCAATTCTTTACACATTACTTAGGGATAATCTCTACATGACTTATCCACAAATTGCACAAGTTTTCAACAAGAACCACGCAACTATAATACATGGTCAAAAAGAATATCCATATATGGTTAGATACAACCCTCAGATGGCTAATTTAAAGCAAAAAATAGAGCTTTACTGGCTATCAAAAGAAGATTATTCAGAAGAAAAAGAGCGCAATTTAAAAATTAAGCACTTGCAAGAACAAAATTTTTTGTTAAATTTGGAGATAACAGAACTTAAAAATAAGTTAAAGTTAATTGATAATGGGTATATATACTGAAAAATGCAAATATAATTTTGATGATGTAGAAAAGATTATGTCTTTCACTTCCTGGAGTGATGAAAAAAAAATAGATACTCTTTTACACATCGATAGTGGATTGTATATGTGGCTTGGTCAAGACTCTACTACTTCAGAAAGAAAAGCGGTAAAGTCTAAATCAAGAGTTATTTATCGAGCAATCAAAAAACTAAACTCCACGATTGGAACACAATTTTTATTCACAATGGATTAATGACTTCAAAAATTTCACCGAACGACATTCAAGCTATAAAGCACATAACTTATGTTGCGGATGAAATGCACGACCTCACTAATGAGCTTTATGAAGACCTAATGGAAAGGGATCATGAGCAAGCTAAACTAAAAGCTAAAAACATTATATCTATTATGAATGAGCTAATTTACGCTTTAACAGATGAAATATAATGCAGACGAAATAAGACCACGACTTTCTGGAAACAAAAGAATAGCCTTTCAAAACTTAAATAAGAAGGAGCGTAGGATTCTAATCATTGGGGATCTTCACGCTCCTTTTACTTTAGACGGATATTTAGAATTTTGCCAAGAAGTTTATAGTAAATATAATTGTAATCAAGTAATATTTATAGGCGATATATTAGACAATCACGCCTTTAGCTACCACGAACCAGACCCTTCTGGGTTGTCTGCTGGAAACGAGCTTAAACTAGCTAAAAAGTACGTTAAAAAGTGGTATAAAGCATTCCCTGTTGCAGACGTTTGCATTGGAAATCACGATAGAATGGCTTCGCGAAAAGCAATGACCGGAGGTATACCAGCTGAGTGGATTAAATCTTATAACGATGTATTAGGAACTCATAAATGGAATTGGGTTGAAACTATTGTATACGACAATGTTTTATATGAACATGGAGAAGGCGGTCAAGCAAAAACTAAAGCGAAAAACAATATGATGTCAAGTGTTTGTGGGCATACACACACAGAATCATATACAATATGGTTTGTTGGGAAAAAGTTTAGAGTGTTCGGTATGCAAGTGGGGTGTGGAGTTGATGCTAAATCTTACGCAGCAGCATACGCTAGAAATTTTAAAAAACAAGCTATATCATGTGGGGTTGTTATAGGTGGTCACACCGCTATAAACTGTATGATGAATTTAGGTAAAAATGAAAAAAAATAACAAATATATCGATAGACAAGGTAGGTCTGAAGAGCAATACAAACATAGCTCAATTATGCTTTTAGCTGCTTACGTTGGGTTGCTCGTGCTTTTAGTAATTATAGGAATCTTCAGCTAATGCCTTGCATTTAGCCCAGTGTATTTCAGCGCACTTGCGGTAATCCTCAATCTCTTCAAAGTATAATCTAACTTGGTCGTATACATCATTATCCATAGGGATAACAGGTATTGTAGGATTAAATACAAAATATACCTCTTCGTTTTTTTCAAGCATATCGCGATAGGTTTGCTTTCCAGTTAAAACCTTATAGCTATTAAGCATACTTGTGTGTTCGTTAAAATTTTTTATTCCCATTCGCTTGGATCAAAATTATTATCTTCAAAATACTCTCCTTCAAAAGAATCATTAGCTTTATTTCTTAACTCCTCTCTATATGTTCCAGGATCATTTTCTTTTAAAAATTCTAAGTATTCCTTATACTCCTTTTCTTCTTTTCTTCTTTGCTCACTCTTTCTTTGGTCTTCAAACATATCTTTAATAATAATACGTCTTATATCTTTATAAAAAGGAACTAATCCACTGTTACCTAATAATTCTAAAACCATTCTATCGGTTAGCTCTTTTTTATTTTTCTCTTTACTCTCTTCTGTTCTATTATTTACAGACCTAAATGATAAGTCAGTCATTCGCTCCAAGGTTTTTATTATTGGCCCATATGGTCCAGCCATAATACCTACAGCTGTTCTGGTTAAGCCTTTATCTTCAATATTATCTAAGCTCAACTGATTATAAACAATAGAGTGTTTGTATGGGTTATAATCTTCGCCATTTCTTAATCCCTCTAAAGCTTGTTCGTTGAACTGCTCTATAAGCATTGATGGTACTAAGTTAGGAATATTTCCCATACTTTTTCTAGTCATAAGAGTTAACATAGTTCCCACAACTTGTCTTGTTATAATGTCTTCTATATCAGATTCATCCTCTTCTGTATCTGTTCCAAAAAGCTCATCGTCGAAAGCCTGGCTTAGAGCAGCATATAGTATAGGATACATAGTCATACGCATACCAACTCCAGCTAATATTCCTAATGCTTGTGTCCTTGATATATCTCCTCGCCTTTGCAATGCACCCACAGCAAACCTAGCGGTAGCATATTCAAATAGACTAAAATTAGCCATAAATTTATTTGCAGCTCTATAAGCATTTAACATTCCGCCTCCACCCTTTCCGGTTTGTCTGTATTGATTTTTAATTACAGTGTCAAAAGAGTTTTTAGAAGTACCTACCATAGTAGCTGTTTGGTCTGCTTTTCTTGTAGCCTCTGCTATGGCTGCTTTATATTTATCGCCTAAATATTTACTCTCACCTTTTCCTATTTCTTTTAAATCTTTAGATGTTAATTTTATACCTGTTTCAGCCTCAAAAGTTGTAGCAAACTTTCCATACCACATAGGTATACTAAGAGATTTGTCTGGAAAAGATATTATAGTTCCAGCAATTTTATCCGCCACAGCGGCAGTTTGCTTTATACCCATTCTCATTATAATCCCCATAATATTAGCGACACGACCTCTTGCAGTACCGTCCGAGGGGGTGCTTTGAAAGAAACCTGTCATGTCAGCAAACCTACTAGATAAACTTTTAGTGTCAAACAATCTGGTTGTCATTCTTGACCCTAAGTTATTAAGTATGTCCGTACCTTCTTTTCTGCTTAAAAAAGATAATTTTGAAAATTCAGAAAACCCTCTTGCAGCGGCTTTTGGGTCAGCTATAATCATAGACATATTTGTAATAATTTCACTACCCATTCTGGTGACTGAGCCAAGTATAGCTTGATAAGCAATTCTTTTAACTTTGTTGGCAAAATTTCCAAGGAAACTTACATCTCTAAGCTGCTCTCCAAAAGTAACTTCTAATATTTCAGTAACTGATTTATCTAAAGCAGACACTGCTGACTTTTGAGCGTCAGTGCTATTAGGGTCTGCATCTATCTCAGCGGTAACTTTATTTATGGTTTTCTTTACTCTTCTAACCTCATTAGTCATAAAATAATCCAAAGCCACCTCTGTAGAACCTCTCTCTAAAGAATAGAATGGATCAAAGCTAATAGGTTTTGCTCCTTTTGTTCGGCTAAGGTTAGCTCCACCTTTAGTTGAGGCTTGAGAATACTCTTTACCTCTTTGTGTTAAGTCTGCATTTTGGTCTACGCCAGACCTTAAAACAACCCTATGAGAATAGGAGTTATAAAGCTCAACTCTGTTGCCTCTTAAAACTCCAGAAGTAAATTTAGATAACGGAGCAAGTTTTGCATTTTGCGCATCTAATATTTTTAAAGCTTTCTTTTCATTTTTAGTTAGGCTTTTTTCCAGCTTTTCTAAGCTTATCTCGCCATCAACAGTAAATTCTTTTTGTAACGACTCAAGGGTTTTTGCATCTAATTCACTCAACTGCTGTGTCCCTTTTTTATTTCTTATATCTTTTATAGTTAAATCTAAAAAATCTTTAGGGTTTGGAGCTTTAGGGTTTGGTTCTCCGTCAACAAAATTATTTAAATACTCCCTGGTTAATTGCAACAGTCTTAATTTATAAGCTTTTTTAACAACTTTATTATCCGTATTTCTTCCTCCTAAAAATTTTCTAACCTTGTTCACACCATCAGTTTCTAATAAATTTCTGGCAGTATCAACCTCAGCTCTTATTTTAGATATAAATACATTCATATTTTCAGATGCTTTAGCTAACTTACCAAAAGTATTATCGTATATAACAGTGCTGTTAAGGTTGCCAAAAGCATTATCAACAGCAGTAGCTACGTTAGATCTTATTTTATCTAAGATTAAATTCTTACCAGACCTTGAGTTTGTAAGAGCTAGCTTTATTGAAGAACTTACGTTTTTAAAATGTTTTAGTATTCCGTTTTTAGTTACTTTTTTTACAACAGAAGAAACAGGCTTAGACGCTCTGTTACTAATTATTTCATTTAAAACATTATTTGTATCCACATTTACAACACCTTGAGTAAGGTTCTGCATTACTACTCTAAGGGTTTCAAGGTTGCTATAATCAAACTCACCATCCTTTTCTTTGATAAGACTTTTTATATCTTCTCTGGTTAGGTTTCTAAATTGCTTTGCAATCTCTATATCATTATCGTCTGTAAGCTTACTTAAGTCTGGCTTTTTAGTTTTTATTTCACTTATAGCCTTAGCCACATCGTACTGTTTAGTTTTCTTTTTCTTTTTCTTCTTACCTTCAGCTTCTAAATCAATGTTCTGCTCCATAGACTTATCCATGGAGTTTAAAATATCTAACCCTGTTTTTAAATCGCCTCCAATATTTGTAAACTCCAGCTTCCCTCTTTTCCCATAAAACTCTAAGAGCTGTTTTGTGGCGTTTAATTTTTCTAATGGTATGTTGCTTATGTCAGCGTCAGCTAAAGCCGTTAAAACATCTACCAAAGCATCGCTGTTAGCTCCAAACTTACCTTTTCTAATGTTATACTTAACACCATTCTTTTTAGGATTACCAATAGCGGTTTGAATATCTTTTATTGTTTGGTTTATAGAAGCGTCATCCATTACTTTAGTTACATAATCTACAAGTTTTTTTACTTGAACATCACTAGAATAGTTGGTGCTTAAAACTTTTCGAGTCATTACTAAAGATTGTTTTGATTTTATTATACCTCTAGTTTTTAAGCTTGATATTAAGTCAAGAACTTTTCTTTGAGATTTTCTGTAAGCCGTTTCAGACTCTCTTGCAGCCTTAGATTCTAAACGTATTTGTTCAGCCAGCGCTTTAGAGTCATTAACCTCAACTGTCTTTTTATTTTTACCTTGAGTAATTCGCTTAGCTGATGGCCCTCTTTTCTTTCCAAAAATACCAGGTTCTGTAGATTGTTTTTCTAGTCGCTCTTGACTTTGTTGCTGAACATCTACATTAGGCGCTCTGTCCGGATCAATTTTATTTACTACATCTATGTTAGCATCAGTAGCTGGCATTCCTGTTAACTCTGTAAATTTCAGTCTTAAGTCAGCTAAAGTGCTTGACTCTGCATCCAGCTTTAATGCATTCATAGCTTCTTTATTCGGATTCGCCTTAACAAACTCCGCTACTTCACTAGGTGTGATTTCTACATCTACAGCGATTTGATCTGGATCAGTGACATAAGATAAATATCCATCCTCTAAACTTACTCCTCCCCTTTCTTTGGAAGCTATCCATATACTTGACACACCACTTTCTCTAGGCGATAATCCAGTTACTCGTTTCCAGCTTTCTGGAGTAAATTTTACAACAGGAGCTGCGCCTTTTTTAGTTTTATTTATTAAGGCATCTAACCCAAACTCCAAATCCCTTGCTTCTAGTTGTGTTTGCTCTTCATTTTTAAGAGCAGATATAGCATCAGCTACTTCTTTTGGGTTTTCTGAAGTATCTATTATTCGTTGATCAACCTCACGAGGATTGCTTACACCCTCTAAATCAGCCTTCTTACCCTCATTAACATCTACTACCGTTTCCAAAATAAATCTTTCAATCTTTTTTGGTATCTTTTTTAAAGGTCTGCCTGTTTTTCTATTGATAGCCTGCACAGTTCCGTCTTCATTTAACTGAACATCTACAGTTCTACTGCCAGGAACTCTAAATACTTGAGGCCCTCCTTTACGTTGAGATGGAGGTATGGTTTGAAAATTTTTAGGAGCTTTTGGTGTTTTAACTAAAACCGGCAACTCTAAATCTATAGTGTAAGTTTTTTTACCCCTTTTAGATCCTCGCCTTTTTATTTTAACGTCAATCCCTGGATATGCTTTTTTTATTTTATCAACCTCAGCTTCAGCCTTAGCTTTATCGTCAGTTTGAAAAGCACTAAAAGCCGCTTCGTTACCCTTCTCTTTTACAGATTGTTGCGTTGCATCGCTATACTTTGTTGTTTTTGTAACAACATTACCATCAGCATCTACCTTTTCACTTAAGGTTTTAGACTTATTATATGTTTTTAAACCACCTATAGATATAGTGGTTACCTCTATTACTTCTGCTCCGTCTGGTAGGGCGTTTTCCGCCTCAGTAATCATGTTCTTAAAAGCATCTCCGGTAGACTCCATTTTAGCGGTAAACTGATTTGTGGGTTTACCGTTTTCGTAAACTCTTGTGAAGCCAACAAAATTAGCGGAATCGCCACTGCTACTTATAATAACATCTAACTCGCCTGTCTGTGGATTATTATATTTAGCCGTCTGTACACCCTTAGAGTCTGGACTTGTTATGTCAGAGATAACAGCTTTACCATAAGGTAGTTTTTTATCAGTATGAGATTTACCAAATATTTTAGGAGCAGAATCTATTCTAGATTGCTTATCTACTCCCTGCGTTTCGGTTTCTATACCTAGCTTTTGTTTTTGGTCAGTAGTTAATCGCGCTATCTTTTTAGGATTGATTATTTCATTACCACTTTTCTCTGATGTCTTTTCAATTACCTCACCCTCTTGTAATCTCTGTGTTAGTAACTGTTCTGCGGTTAATCCATCTCTAACAACGATATCATTGTCAGCAAGTTTAACAAACTCACCCCTAGTGCTATTTCCGTTTTCATCAAAATTTTCAACTAGCGCTTTTCTTAAAGAACCATCTAAATTTGTTTCTACTGTTATTACGCTTTTAGCACCAAATTCATCAGTTATAGTAAATGTTTCTTCCTTTAA